TCCACACTCTTAAATTTGCCAGCATATAATTTTTCATTGGGTGTTTGTTGATCCGTCATTCTGTGTTTCCTTTATAAAATATTCGACTTTAAGTAAGGCTCTGTGAATATCCCTAAACACAGAGCGCCGTCCATCATAAAACGCAAAGCCTACGCCGCCGAATTCCGTCTCGGTGGGTTCATCCATGAAAGAATCTTGCATCATCCTATCAAGGCATTTGCGTCCTAACTCATTCGCCTGAAAGAGCATATATAGATCATGCTCTGACTGGCTTATTTTTTTGGCTTTCAATAGTTCTTCGATCAAATTGTCACCCCTGGATTTTCTGGGAACTTAACCGGTGCCGCCGCTGTACGTGATTGTGGAGGCGGTATCGCACCAAGCTGTTGTTGCTGCGCCATATTAGCCAAGAATTGTTTAATCTCTTCATCACTCGCAAAGAGCTTGCGCTTTAAGTTGAGTTTATCCGTTAAGAATTGATTTACTTCAAAGATATTCGCGCTTGCCATAGCCGCACCTTGACCAAAGAATTGTTGCTTTATTTGCATATTTGTAATGAAGTGATTAAGGTCTTGTTGATTCTGTAAATCATAGAGCGGTGATTGATAATCAAACTTTAATTTACGCGTTGAGAATCCCGGAATCGCTTGTCGCGCTTTCGTTAATAAGCCACGCTCATTAAGAATTTTCGCTGCCACTTCAAAAATCTGTTTAGGTAATTCATTGATCAAGCGACTAATGTCGGTTGCGGATGTTCTTTGCGCACGGTTCTCCCGCACGGATATTTCAGTAGCAGATCTGACCGGCGATTGAATCTCACCTAATGGGTCAACCTGAAAGCCACGCTGTATCGCTTCCTGCAAGTGCATAATCTCTTGCAGCACACTAGGATACTCCGGCATTTGTAAGGCTTCTAAAGGATTTCGCCCTTGCGGATTACGCGCGATCATTGCGCCCGACCATTGACGTATAGAATAGGGGTTAAAGTACGTTCCAGCATCATAGAACATAGGAGGATTAGCTTTAAATGCCATGTTCGCTCTAGAATAAGATGTAATCAAATTTACATCGCGAATCGTCGGTAACATATCCGTACCAATTCCTCGCCCTTCAGCTTCCCCAGGTCGCACACGATCGCGATAAACTATAATCTGATTGTAAAAACTTTCTCTTTCAAATAATAATTTCTCTGGATCATCATCAAGAACCGCATAAATATAATAACTATCCTCTGAATATTTTATTTGTCCAAAATTAACCGTAAATATCTCGTCCGGTTCTTGCTGCAACGTGTCTCGAAGTTTTCCACTATAGCCTGGATAATCCGCCAAAATAGATCGCGCTGTCATTTTCTGAGCAAACCAACACGTATTAATCACATCGTCTGTAGAGTACTCAATGTATAAAGCCACAGCAGGTATAGAACGATAATACAAGGGTACTTCATCGCTCTGACTTTCGACCCATATTGCCCCCGTACCGCCGACAAGATCAAGATTAGAAGAGGACACAACACGGCTAAGATTAGATTCGTTAAGGTAAAAAAAGATGCGATCATTGATTTCGTCCATTGTCACTTGAGCGTTACGAATTAATTCCTCAGTATATAAATGTGGATCAAGTGTGAGCTTTCCCCATATGCGATCTTTCGGTAATAGTAATCCATGTAGACCATTGGCACGCTGATAAGCCGCAAGCATCGCCGTGTTATCCCAGATTTGCTGAGTGACGGGCTTTCCATCATCGCGGTAATTGAATTTTACGTTAAAAGCGTCACGATCTGGTATGACATACCAGTAAAGCTCTTTATATAAAGCCAGCCAGCGATCTTTGTATTGTCTCGCCTCCCAGAATCTTCGATAAAGCTTTTGTAAATCTTCCTGTGCCATTTGCTTTCCTTAGCAATAACGCACTCTAAAAGCCCTTAAATGGGGCGTAAGGTGATCTTTTTTCTTTAGGCGGCTTCTTAGGTTCACGATTAGCCGTCCAGGTTTGCTCCCCTTGGCCTTTCATTATATCAAGTCTTGACTGATATAGGCTTTGTTTCTTTGTCTCAAGATTCGCCTTGTTCGCTCGCAATTCTTCTTCTGCAAGCCGATCAGCTTCACTATCATTGTTGCCGCCGAGAAACCCCATGCTTACGCCTCCAATGCGATAACATTTCGTAATTTCGTTTGTGTCTATACTTTAACAATTTTTTGTACAAGTGGATAGGGTTAAACGTAAACCCTAAATCAATACCGGCACCATATCGACATATCTCATTACAAGCGCCACCAATAAATGGTTTCCACCCAAACCGGTGGCGCTTATTAATATTCACGCTAATGAGAGCGCTTACTTCTTTCAATGAGCGTAATGCCCTCAATAATTGTGTGCCATTACTTGGAATTAAATGACGAACTCTATAACCCGTTGCATCAAGGTCTAATAAAATCCAGTCTTCACCATCATAAGTTATAATATTGCAATGCTTAAATTCATCGCTAAATGCAAGGCGTGCTTGATAGCCTTGAGCAACATTATAAAATACAAAGATCGCTATCATATTAAACCGTTAATGTCTGCATAAATTTTTTCAATCTATCGATAAATTCATTTGCTCTTTCATGTTCTTCTTTATCATCTTGAGTGACCGACAATAAAGCACTTGATAATGAAGAAATATAAACAGAAATAATAAGATTCATGACTGCACCAAAATTTTCACCTTCACCGATATTACTATCGATTAATTCTAGTACAAATAATGTAGTCTTTTTTGTCAGTGGTGGTACTAATTCTTTTACATGTTTTTTCATTTTTTATCCAAGTAATAATTTATATTCAGCTAGTTTATTTTTTAAAGACTCATAAGCTTGATCTCGCTCTTCTCTATTGTTATATGTTACATGACGACTCATTATTCTACCTTGCACTGACAAAGTAAATGATTCGCTTTGATGATCATCGGTCATAGGATAATCATGCTTTGATATAACAAGACCCGTCAATTCAAATAAGCAGTTTTCAAATTCAATGAATTTCATTCTTTATTTACCTTATAAAATCGGTCTATTCTTGCGTCATATTTTAATTGTTTGCTCCATTCGTAATGCTCAGAACAAAGAGGGCACATATACATTGTATCTTCTCTGTCATACACATCTTTGGTTAATGAATGACGATCTGGAAATTCTTTCTTATCTGCTTCGTGAATAGCTTCTCTAACAGCTCCTAATCGCATTAGGGTAGAGTCTTTTTTCATTCTTTCAGTTCTCCGATTTCTTTAAATTCTATTGTTTTATCTTCATATCCATAGGAATAAGCCTCATAATTACATTTGTCGCATCTATAGTTATGAATCCATCCATCTTCTGGACAATCATCAACTACTCTTTCATGAAAGATACCACCACAGTTTTTATGTATGGATCCATGACAACAACATGTTGGACATTTTAGATCACCTCTAATATGAAGATCAGTCATAATTCACCTATTTCTTTGAGAACATCTGTAGCTAACTCGCATAAATCCATGTTTCCCCAATCATCGGCTTTAGAACATTCAGTGGTATGTACATCGTCTTGCTGGCACATTAATGACTTAACAAACTCTACTAATTTATCGTGCCTAGCAATCCAAGCCTTAACACAACCAAGACAAACTAAATCTATCTTGTGAGACTCGCATTTGTATTCGCTCATTTAGTGACCATAAATTCATTAACTATATAATCAAAGTTTTCTTCAATTTCTCCGAGACAATTAGAATTTGCATTTAAACCTTTTAGTAATCCGACCGCATAGCCCAAGGTTCTGACTATGACAATCTGCAACTGATATTTTTTCATTTCTTCTTCAGTCATTAGCATTCATTATAAACTTCTATTTCACCGTGTTTTTCAATAGCTTCCAATAAATCTTCAGCACCATTCACCCCTGCATCTCTCAATCCTTCTAAATAATTCTTTGCGGAGAATCCTATTACTGTAGGTAAAGAATAACGATTTTCTATGGCATTTCTTAATATGTGGTCACCTACACGAAAAGAATTTTCAATAATAGGCTTCCAATATAATGAGCAAGACATTTTAAACTCCTATGATTTTGTTTTCTATTAGGCGGATTAGCATTATATATATTTCCAATTTCAATCAAATTATTTCCAATCGCATTAATTCAACATCCCCTTACGTACCATTTCATCAATATCAATTTCAACTTGCTTATGCTCAATAAATAGATTTTTATACGTAAACATTTGATTGTCCATCTTACATTCGCATTCGATATTGTATTCATGATTATCGTATTTAAATACACCTTTGTAAGCGTACCAACGGCCATCATTCTTGCGGGCAACATAATCAAACAAATAGCTGATTATTTCTTGCTTAAGCTTTGGCATATCTTTGACACGTTCGAATTTTAGGTCAGATA